GTAGGCATAACCGCTCTTGGCTATCAAGCGTTGCGTTTAAGTACGGGTAACAATAATACTGCCGTTGGTGGAGCCGCATTGAGTTCAAATACAACGGGCACTAACAACGCTGCTTTAGGGTTTCAAGCGTCATTAGGCAACACTACGGGCGGAAATAACACCGCAATGGGTTTGAACGCCTTACTCCTTAACTCAACAGGAAGCAGCAACACGGCCATTGGATATACTGCCCTTAACAACAACACCGCCTCTAACAACGTAGCCGTAGGTTATGAAGCAGCATTAACCAACACGAGTGGTACTCAAATTACTGCAATCGGCTACCAAGCCTTGAAGTTAAGTACGGGCGTTGATAATACTGCTTTAGGTTCACAAGCATTGGCAGTTAACACAACGGGTGCCAACAACAATGCCGTAGGTGTTTTTGCGTTGGTTAGTAACACTACGGGAGTAAGTAATAGTGCTATGGGTCGCAGCGCATTATTTTCAAACACCTCAGGCAACAGTAATTGTGCCTTTGGCGGTAGCGCTTTAACTTCAAATACAACGAGTAATAACAACACCGCAGTTGGATTTTCGGCATTAAGCGCTAACACGGCTGCAAACAACACAGCATTTGGCTTTGAAGCCGCGCAAACCAACACGAGTGGCACGAGTATTACCGCCATCGGTTACCAAGCGTTGAAGTTGAGCACGGCTTCAAACAACGTAGCGATTGGCACCTCTGCATTAACCTCAAACACTACGGGAAGTTTTAACACCGCAGTTGGCGTTAATGCCTTGTCAGCCAACATAGCGGGCGCGAACAATACTGCGTTAGGTATCAACACAAGTAGCGGAAACTTTTCGGGTTCAGTAATTTTAGGCTCGGGCGCAGCAGCAACAGGAAACAACCAATTTGTAGTTGGTACCGCAGCAACTAACGCAGGAGCAGTCGCAACGGAAGTAGTCGTATCAGATAGAACTTGGTCGGTAATTATCAACGGAACCGCATACAAAATCTTATTAAAAGCATAATGACAACTTACACTTGGGCAGTAACTGCCCTTTACACCGAAACCATCGGCACCGAATCTGACTACGTTGTAATCGCAAACTACGAAGTGGTTGGCGTTGATGGCGAGTACACCGCAAGCCTTTCAAGCACCGCACAATTCTCTACCGAGTCAGTATCGGAGTTTATCCCTTACGCTGACCTTACCAACGAAATCGTTATCGGTTGGGTTCAAGAGGAACTTGGCGTTGATGGCGTTGCCAATCTTGAGGCTTGCATTCAAGGACAAATTGATTCTCTTATCACTCCCCCCGTTTCACCCGTCAATACCCCGTTGCCTTTCTAATGGAGCATTCAGTAGCACTACAAGTCACGACCGAAGCCTTGAACATCGCCATCGCAAAGGGCTGCTTCAACTTGGTTGAGGTGACCAACATCGTGAAGGCATTAGAGGAACTCCACAAACTGCCAACGATTGAGTTTGGTGAGTGATGACAAAAGAATCTGCCGATAGCGTTATCACGTCTTGGTCTTTAACGGGAGCAGGACTTCTCGTAAGCTACGCCCACCAAATGTTGGGTTTAGCCGTACTTGTAACCTCACTTGCGTACACTCTTTGGAAGTGGCGAAGGGACTACAAGCGGGACAAAGGTGCTAATTGAGCGAATCTTCGGCAATCCGAAGACTACTCTACTTGGGCTGATTATTATCGGCCTTTGTTTTGTGCTTGTGTTTTACGAGAAGGCCACGCTCACGGAGGTGAGTGCGTTTATGATGGGTGCATTTGCCCTTATGTTTTTGAAAGACCCTAAAGATGGCGAAGACGCAGGCGGTAAGCCAACGAATAAGTAAGAGCAAGAAGCGAGGCAAGCACTCCAAGAGTGCATCTGCTAATAAGGCGAGTAAGAACTACTCCAAGCCCTACAAGTCACAAGGGCGATGACCAAGAACTTTACTCTCGCAGAATTGACTGCTACAAAAACAGGGCTTCCTAACGCTTTACCCAAGCACTTGGAACCCAACCTCCGTGCGCTTGCAGAAAAGGTCTTACAACCCACGAGAGATGCATTAGGTGCGGTGAAAGTAACGAGTGCATACCGCAGCCCTGCGGTGAATAGCAAAGTAGGGGGGGCAAAGACCTCGCAGCATACGCAAGGGCAAGCGGCTGACTTAAAGTTTGATGGTGGCAATGATGTGTTGTTCCATTGGGTAAAGGACAATTTAGACTTTGACCAACTCATTTGGGAATTTGGCTCTGATACTGCGCCATCGTGGGTTCACGTTAGTTATTCTAATACCAAGAACCGAAAACAAATCCTAAAAGCAGTAAAGCACAATGGCAAAACTAAATACCTCCTCTTTTGATGAATGGCTTGACTCCCTTGAAACTAAACCCCAACCGACTTGCAATGTGGACAATCCTGCTGACTGCGACTCTTGCGGTAGTTAGCAGTTGCGCTACTGTGAAACCCGTCCTTCAGAGTGTAGTTGTTCGGGACACGGTAATTGTCACGCAGACAAAGTACCTGACCGACACATTGGAACTCTACAAGGACACGACAATCTACCAAGACAAGGTAAGGCTTCAGCTTCAGTACATAGACCGAAAGGTGTACGTTGAGGCAACTTGCTTGCCCGATACCATCCGAGTAACTCAGACCAAGATTCTAACGAAGGAGAAGAAGCAGAGGGGATGGACTTTTGAAGGGGCAGCAGTTACGCTTGGGCTTATCCTTGTCGCTGCGTACTTCATCAGGAAGTGGATAGACAAGCTCGTAGAGTAGGTTTATTTGGCTTCTGTTGCGTTTAAATGCAAAAGATAGGGGATTGCCTACCTTGAGGTATTTGGATGCGTTAGAACGCAAATTCCTTGTTTAGTTGATTTAAGTTGTTAGTTAAGTTATAAGTTGACTAATTACTAACTTAAGTTAACTTAAGAGTTGATTAAGTTAAGTAACTAATCAAGTTAACTTGTAAAAAAAACAAAATAAAATTGACATACGCAAATTTTGTTAATAAATAATTCTATGAACGACCACATCTACATTTATTGGGATGATGTACCTTTGGCTAATGACACCAAAGTACTACATCGGCAAGACGTTGAAGATAGAGGCGAAGGATGTGGTAATGGACTTCCAACCTGATAATTACAATCTTGGAACTGCCCTTACCTACCTAATGAGAGCAGGTAAGAAACCTCACAACCCTATCTGCGATGACATCCGCAAGGCCATCGCTCACCTACAATTTGAATTAGAACGCCAAGATGAGCAACGAGCAGCAAGCGAAGGAAGCCAAACAACAACAGGAAAGTATGCAGTACTATACTAACCCTGCCAAACGCAGGAAGATAGACTTCATCCTTGAGGAGTGCGCTACGCTGATGTCTAACTGCGAAGCCTCATACAACGCTCGCCAACAGGCGAAGTACAAAGAACAAGAGCTACTCGGTGAGATTGCCAAGATAGACCTGCACTTCGCCATCCAATGCGGCTATCTGATACCCGACAATTGACATACAAGATTGTCGTGGGTAAGGTTCCAAGCCTTAACGCCTTCTATGCATCCAAGCATTGGACTGCCCGTGTGAAGGCAAAGGAGTTGGTATCAAAGGAGGTAATGTCGCAGCTTGAGAAATATGACCTGCAAGAGATAAAGGATGTCCACATCCATTGCAAGGTCAACTACCGATACGATATTGACAATGCAATAATGGCGGTGAAGTTTGCCCTTGATACATTCAAAACTTGGGGTGGTGTAAAGGATGATAGCCGCAAGTATGTGCATTCCTTAAAGTTGGTACACGACCAAAGTATTGGGAAAGACACGGCAGAAATAACCTTCACGGGTTTGTTGGTATCAGAATAAGTTGTATATTTGCATAACTTAAAACCAATCAGTTATGACTTTATCTTTTTCTTCAGACGTATACACCGAGATGGTGCAAGTGCAACAAGCACAAATCCAAGCACTACAAAACAAGGTACAAGAGCTTGAAGCTCGTATTGAGGTTTTGGAGCAGCAATCAATTCTATTTATCTAAAACCAATCTATTATGTCAAAAATTATTTCAATCACCCCGACAGGCCAATGGCAAGATTTATTCAAGCTTGAGGTTCGCTTTGACAATGGAGACTTCGGTACTGCCTTTGCCAAATCACAGACCCCACCCTATGCCGTAGGCGAAGACGTGGAGTACACCAAGAATGAAAAGGGTACGGTGAAAATCCAACGAGCTAATGCTTTTGGCGGTGGAGGCTATAACCAATCAGCTCCATCTGCGCCTAAAAATAACGATGAGCGCTCACTTTCAATCATCCGACAGGTTGCTTTAAAGGCTGCGGTTGAGTACGCTTGTGCTGCGCAACACGATGTCAACACCATCCTTGCCAACGCAGAGACCTTTAACGCTTGGATGACAGGTGCAAGTTCAGCTCCTGCATCACACACCGAGCATTTCGCAAATCGCAACGACCCTTTCTGATTGGTTTTATATTAGGCCGTTGCGTGAAGCCCCTCTACGGAGGGGTTTTTTTTATCTCAATTATTTTTCTATATTTGTGAACCAATTAGAAACAATGATACATCCTGACTTACTGAGCAACGAATCTTCGCTGCCATACCTGCAACGAGCCCTTAAGGGCAAATACTACGACACGGGTAAGCTCGGTGTTTATGAAGTAGACCAATACCTGCGCCTAAAAGAAGGTGAGTTTGTAGTCGTAGTTGGCCACGCCAACGTAGGCAAGACCCACACGCTTCTATACCTTATGCTCTTGCAGTCGTATAACTTCGGCAAGAAGTGGCTGATATACTCCGCAGAGAACGAAGTCCCAAGCCTTAAGCGTAAGCTCATTGAGTTCTTAGTATGCAAACCCATACAGGGAATTGATGAGGGAATGATGTTCCGCAAGTTGGACTTCATCAACGAGTACTTCCAATTCATAGACGGCAACAGGCTATTCACCGCATTTGAACTTCTTGAGATAATGAACTCAATCAAGAACGAGTGGAACTACACAGGTGCATTGATAGACCCATACAACTCCCTATCAACAGACCAAAAGAAATTAGGCAAGACAGGGATGCACGAATACCACTATGAGGTAGCCTCCGCGCTTCGGGTATTTGCCCATCAGAACAACGTCACCACAATAGTCAATGCTCACCCTGTAACCGAAGCAATGCGTAAAGTATTTTACAAAGGCCACAAGTACGAGGGTATGGCGATGCCCCCAAATACTGCGGATATTGAAGGGGGTTCCAAGTGGGGCAACCGCAGCGACTGTGTAGTTGTGATACATAGGCAGGCTTCCCACGAGACTGATTGGATATACACTCAAATCCACGTTAGGAAGGTCAAGGAGATGGAATCGGGTGGGCGCATCACGCCCCTTGAAACTCCGCTTGTTTTGCAGAGCGTGTTGGGGAATGTTGGGTTCGTGATAAACGGGCGTAACTTGCTGCCAATTAAAACGGATGAAACCCCTGCGAGCGATGTACCCTTCTGACGATAGCCACGACCTCTACATTCGCGAAAAGCAGCTTATGCTTGCAGGTACTGCGATGTGGTTGGCGAAGCAAGCAGCAGACAAAGCAAACGGCAGGGAGGTACAGGATGACCTACTGCACCACGTTATGAGTTGCCATTACGCAGACCTACTCTTGCAGCAGTTTATTGACTACCGCCAATTCACCGAAGGCAAGATGAACGAGATGTACTTGGCAAACGCCAAGCTGCGAGTTGATAGCGAGCAGATGCACTACGAGATACAACGCCTGCAAGGGATAATAGAGGACAACCTATGAGGCAGATTCTATCTCCCTTTCAGAAGTACGAATGCTTTGCAGTAGATGGGGTGGACTACCTCGTGGTGGACTACACTATCGTACAAGACAAAGATGACAATTTAGTGGAATGGGCGAGTGAGATGAAGTTTAAGAGACTTTCAGACCACAAGCACTTCACTATGCCGATAACTAAAATAATAACCAATTACAACGAGGGCAGAGCGAAACGCTGCAAATGCTAATGAGACCATTTGAAATACGCCAATTAAAAGTATCTAAAGAACAGTACTATGCCCGTCTTGGGTTTCAAGACAATGGAAGCCGTGCGCATAAAGAATCCACCGCAAGAGCAGCATTCGTATCAGCATTCCGCAACCACGCCACCCTGCACGAGTTGGGTGAGGCCATAGACAAAGACCATAGCTCGGTAGCCTATGCGGTAAGGATGCACAAAGACCGCCTTATCTACGGGGACTATCAGCACTATTACAAGGTAGCTTGCTGCGTTTTGGAGGAGAACCCTATGGCCTGCATTGACAAGCCCGACTTTCAATCTTTAGAATTGGAATTAAATAAACTCAACGAAGTCGTTGCGGAGTTATCTAAATACAAGGAATTGTATCTAACTCTTAAACGCACATTTGATGAATTTTAACGTAGGACTTTACCCAATCTATGGGCTTGTAGTTGGGGCTAATTGGTCAAAGACCGATTACCTTGAGGAAGATATTGTGATGCACACAGTTCAGTTTGCCCTGTTTGTGATAATCGTAGAAATCACTTGGGACTCCTCGCAGTATTAGCAAAGCGGCAAACCGATTGGATTCGGATGTGCAAGAGCTTCGGGGCGAGTGATGACCTTGCTCAAGAGCTTGTGCAGGAGATGTACGTTAGGTTGTACAAATATGTGGATGATGCCGAGAAGATAATGTACAACGAAACGGAGGTGAACACCTTCTTTGTCTACGTTACGCTCCGCAATATGTACGCTACCTTAATGCGCCAACGGGCAAGATTTGAATTTGTAGACGTAGACATCCTTGAGGAGTTTATCTTTGAAGATACTAACGAAGATGCAGAGGTGCAACTCATCCAACTCTACGATAGGGTATGGTCAACCCAAACCGATTGGCATTGGTACGACAAAAAGATATTTGCCCTGTACCACAACACCGATATGAGCATCCGTACTTTAGCGGATGAGACCAAGATTTCAGCACGTTCAATTTTCAACACACTAAAAAATGCAAGAGAGCGAATCCAAGAAGACTGCCAAGACACCTACCAAGCGTACAAAGAAGCCAAGCGGCTTGGGTGATACCATTGAGCAAATCACAAGTGCCACAGGCATCAAGGCTGCGGTGGATTGGTTTAGCGAAGCAACGGGAGTTGACTGCGGTTGTGATGCCCGTAAGGAGAAACTCAACAAGCTATTCCGTTACAGAAAGCCTGAATGCTTAACCAAAGAAGAATACGAGTTTGTCGGCAAGATGCGAGGCAGGAACACCGTGACTGCGATTGAACAGACGGAAGTGAATAGAATCTACAACCGAGTATTCAAAGACTCCGTGAAGCCAACTAACTGTGGCTCTTGCTTGAGAGGTAGGTTGCAGGAGCTTGAGACCCTTTACAACGCCTATTAGTGTTTTATACTATTGACATACCCAACACCTTATTTAGTGAGCTTAACAAGAACTCACAGATAAACCAATTCTTTGGCAAGGTGTATGTCGGTGAGTGTATGAGGTTGATTTCTGATTACTATGAGAGCACCACCCTAAACACACAAGAAGGGTGGCAAGAATACTACAAGGAGATGCAAGGCTTCGCAGGTTTGACTGTTGTATTTGAAGAACTAAAGAGCAGGCTCCCGAATGTTGAGGAGCAACAGATTAAAAAATACATTTGGCATCGTGTAATCGGTCAGACTTGGAACGGATACCAAAAGGAGCTAATCGTGGTAAAGGAGCTGAACGCAGCGTTCCCCGACGCGCACTTCAAGAAGACCACCTTTAACATTGACCACGACTACTGCATTGATGCGGAGATGTTCTTCAACAAAACCCTGATGCTTGGCTTGCAGATAAAGCCTGAATCCTACAAGGCGATGGGTAGCCCCTACCAACTCCGAGCAAAGGAGGCGCATCGTGCAAAAAACGAGCGCTACAAGCAAGAGTTTGCACCTTATGTGTACGTTTACTACGGCAAGGATGGTATCTTGGATAAGGAGCAACTCTACAATCAGATAGACCTGTTCCTGCACTACACAAATAATTAAGGGCGAAAGCTCTTTTTTTATTTATTTTTTCTTTGAGTGTTGGTAATTCAAAAAGTTTTGTATATTTGACAAACATTTAATACCAATCAGAATGAAACTACTACTTAAAAACATCACTTACTTCTGCGCTCTTGCGCTGACGTTTTGGGCATACCTATGGACTCTTGAACTTCTTGGGATATGATATTCACATACAACGACCTGAAGTTTTGGCTCGAAGATGCCGACCTACTACCGCAGTCTTATTGGGATGCCCTTGAGGACTACAACCCCGATGACAAGAACTCCGATGAGATTCTTGCCAAGTGGCTCGGCTTTGCCCACGTTGCTGACTTCTACGAGTACGAGATGCAAATCACCTATGTTGAGGAGTCATACAACGAGGATGGATATACCAACACCACCGCATACCCCACGACATCCATTTACAGGGATATACCAAACCTTGCCGATGACATCTACATCAAGTGGATGAATTGGGCAACTCAAGTCGCATCCGAAGAATAATTAAAACCAATCAAAATGAAATACGAAACTATCTCCCAACTACTCCGACAACTGAAGTCGGCAGACATATCCGAATCAATCTTAAAAGACATAGAACTGATTGAGAAAGTCACCTTGCGTATGGCCTACCACGATGCCCTGCTTCGTGTTCCCTTTGACCAATGGTACGAAGCAACATTCAAAACAGAAACAAAATGAAAATAATAGAACTTTTAGATGGCAGCACTTGGGATATGGAGACAATCCTTGAGAAGATGCACGATGATGACTTTTACTACGGGGTACTCGGCAAGAACGCCCTATCCTCCTCTGCTTGTAAGCTGCTGCTGACATCACCAAAGACGTACCACTACGTTACGAAGTACGGCAGCGAGGACTCCGATGCGTTTGCAGTAGGCAGACTCGTTCACCTTATGACTTTAGAGCCTCACAAAGTAGCAGACTACGAAGTGATTGAGGTGCAAAGCAAGAACGCAAAGGCTTGGCAGGATGCTAAGGGCAAGCGTAACCTCTGCACTCGTAAGGAGTACAACGAGGCTCAACGCATCTCTGATGCGCTCCTGCGTAACGAGAACGTGCTTGGTCTTATCACAGGCTGCGAGTTTGAGGTACCCAAGATTGGAATGATTGGCGGCCTGCCCTTTAGGGCGAAGGCTGACATCTACGCTGATGGTTTTCTCGCAGACATCAAAAGTACTCAAGACCTCCGAGCCTTCCCTTATTCAGCTCAAAAATATGGTTATGACGTACAAGCGTTTATCTACACCCGATTATTCGGAGTGCCGATTGATAAGTTTTTCTTCATCGCTATTGACAAAGGAAGCCTTGACATAGGCATCTACTCTGTCAGCCCTGAGTTCGTGGCACAGGGTGAGCGTAAGACTATGGAGGCTATTGAAATGTACAAGCAGTTCTTTATCTTGGGTGAGGACTTGGATTCGTACACCATAGTTGGCACGTTATGACCGACATCACCAAATGCTCGGGCGAAGGTTGCCCACTAAAAGAAACGTGCTACCGATTCACCGCACCTGCCGAAATGTACCAATCGTTCTTTGTTGGCGTACCTGTCAAGCACGGCCAATGCGAATACTATTGGAACACCAAACTTTAACATAAAACCAATCGTTGCATTTTTTGCAACACCTCAAATATCAAAGAATAATGCAAGACCAATTTATGAGGATAGCAATGGCGCAGCTCCGTAGCACCTACCCCTTCAAGCCCCAACGCAGAGCAGTAGCTGCTCGGATGTGGGTAAAGTTTCTTGACCGAAATGAGAAAAGGCAAGGCATCAACAATTAGGTATAAAGCCAAGAGGCGTAAAACGAAAGGAATGCCTAAAGGCTACGCTGCGAAGTGTCTTGCTGAACAAAGAGAAAAGGATAGACCACCAATTATAAAGCGCAGACCTAAAGATGAACACAACGACACAGAACAATATGATTAGACCATTCGTTCTTGCGTTCCACAAGCAGAATTCGGGCGTATCGCACCACAGGACATTTGCACCCTTGATATGCCACAAGGGAGTAGATGTTTTTTTCATTGAGAAGATAACGGATATTGACCCTGAGATATGGCCGAAGGTTACTCACATCTTTACCTCACGGATATTCCCCGTTGAGCCGTTTGATGACTTTGTAAAGCTCTGCCGTAAGGAAGGCATCAAGCTAATCGTTGACAATGATGATTGGTGGGTACTGCCTCCTACCCATCCTTTGCTTGGGGTATATTCAGACCAAATGAAGATGAAGATTATTCGCTCTATGAAAGCAGCGGATGAGGTATGGGTAACCAACAAGCACCTCGCCTCAAAGGTCAAGAAGTACAATAGCAACATCCGAATCATCCCCAATGCAATCAGCGTAGCAACGTGGCAGGTAGAGAGAAAGCCAAGCGAAGAAGTGCGCTTTGGGTATATCGGAGGCAACCATCACGCAGCAGACGTAAAGGATTCCACAATCAACCTTGAAGGCTATCAAGGGTATGTCGCAGAGGTAGATGGCTACCCCGATATTATGAAGGCAAGCCATAGGCTGCCCACGATGCCACCAACACACTACCACAAGCTCTACGAGTTCTTTGATGTGAGCCTCGTGCCGCTTACGACATCTGAGTTTGCCAAGTGCAAGTCGCACCTAAAGATGCTTGAGGCAGGCTTTAGCAAATGCGCCTTGATAGTGAGCAACACACAACCCTATTCACCATACATCACAAAGGATAACTGCATTGCCATCAAGCACCCAAGCGAATGGGCAGGAGCAATCAAGAGGCTAAAAGAAAACCCCAACCAAGTGGCTGACCTAACGGAATCGTTATACGAGTATGTGCAAGATTTCACAATGGACAAAATAAACGAACTGCGATGCTTTATATAGTCACGCCCTGCTCACGCCCTCATAACCTCGTTAGGCTAAAACAACATATCCCTGCCTATGCAACGTGGGTGGTGATGATGGATGCTTCTGCCAACTACAAGGGAGCAACAAGCGCATCAATCACACACTACTCCACACGCACGGGAGATATGGGCAACCCCCTACGCAACGAGTTCCTTGACTTGTATGCTGACTCCTTTACCAAAGAGGATTGGGTTTACTATTTGGATGATGACAATGTGCTGCACCCAAAGTTCCTTGAGGAGTGGAACAACCTAAACGGACTTGACTGCTCAATCGTAACGTGGGGGCAAGTAGGTAGGCTACGCCCTACCGACCAACCAAGAGTCGGCAACATAGATACCGCCTGCTATATGTTCAAGCCATACGACCTGCCCACCCTACGCTTTGAAATGACGTATGAGGCAGACGGTACCTTTGCTCAAGCAGCATCTCAGCAAGGAACACTTATCTGCGTAGAGCAGTACCTTTGTTATTACAACGCCCTAAAATGAAAACGAGCAAACAAATAGATGGGTGGTTTAACCACCAAGCAGCATACGACTACCTCCTTGCCAATATGCCCGAAGACGGCACGTTTGTAGAGTTGGGGGCTTGGCTCGGTAAGTCATCGGCTTACCTATGCGACAAAGCAACATCCCAAGAAATAACAATCATTGATACTTGGAAGGGCTCACCAAACGAACTCACGACTACACATAAACTTGCAACGGAACAGAATATCTACAATCTCTTTGTGGAGAATATGGGAGACCGCAAGTACAAGGCCATCAAAGCAACATCCAAAGCAGCATCAAAGAAGTTTGCCAACGAATCCCTTGACGTGGTATTCATAGACCTAACACATACGTATGAGGCGGTAAAGGAAGACATCAAGCTATGGCTACCCAAAGTAAAGAAGGGAGGCTTCATCGCAGGAGATGACTACCACGAGAATTGGAAGGGAGTGATACAAGCCGTTGATGAGCTGCTGCCTCGTGCTTGGTTCATTGATGACTGTTGGATTTACCAAAGGTGAAGAACCATACAAAGGTCTACCTCAAAGGGATGGGCTACTCCACAACTGACTTTATACCTTGCGAGGTATGTCAAGGCCAATCGCAAGACATACACCACATAGAATCACGCGGAATGGGTGGAAGCAAAATTGCTGATACCATAGAAAACCTGATGGCTCTATGCCGAGCTTGCCACGTTGCATACGGGGATATTAAAGAATGGAAGGAGCGACTTCAAGCAACACACAACCACCACCTATCAAAAAGAGTTATTTAGTTATGCAAAGAGCAGCAATCGGTACAATCATACCAAACCCCGTAAACCCAAGAATCATAAAGGATGACAAGTTCAAGAAGCTTGTAAAGTCCATACAGGACTTCCCACAGATGCTTGAGCTGCGCCCAATCGTAGTGGATGGCAATATGGTAGTGCTTGGGGGGAATATGCGCTTAAAGGCGTGTATTGCGGCAGGACTTAAAGAGGTGCCCATTATCGTGGCAGACCAACTGACCGATGCGCAGAAGGCTGAGTTTATCATTAAGGACAACGTAGGCTTCGGAGAATGGGATTGGGACTTGCTCGCTAACCAATGGGAGGTAGAAGCTTTGACCGATTGGGGCTTGGATGTTGGCGGCTTTGATTTGAACGCATCAGAGTTTGGCGATGACTTTACTTTGCCCGATGGCGATAAGTCACCATTCCAACAAATGACCTTCACGCTTGCGGATGAGCAGGCTGCGCAGATTCAGAATGCCATCAGCGATATAAAAGCAACAGACGAGTACAAATACTGTGAGACGTTAGGTAACGAGAACTCTAACGGCAATGCTCTCTACTTAATCATTATGCAATGGGCAGAGCAAAAGAAATAATCGTTAAGGTCATACCAAGCAAAATAGCAAACGAGTTTGTAAGGAAGCACCATTACTCAGGTAAGGTAGACCCTCGTTGTTATGTACACTTTGGTGCGTTTTTAGATGATAAGTTGCACGGGGTAATGCAGCTTGGCCCAAGCATAAACAAACACGCTTCAAAAAATCTTGTAAAAGACACACATTGGAATGGTTACGTAGAGTTAGCTCGTATGGCTTTTGATAATTATATGCCCAAAAACAGCGAGAGTAGATGTATTTCTATTATGATGAGAATGCTTAAAAAGCAAGCTCCGCACATAGAGTGGTTAGTAAGCTATGCGGATGGAGCGCAATGTGGCGATGGGACTATTTACAGGGCAAGTGGTTTCTACTTGGTTGATATAAAAAAGAACACAAGTATGTGGAGGCTATCGGACAACAATGTCGTATGCAGTCTTGTTTTCAATTCGGGGTTCTCTCCAAATAGCAAAAACGACATAGCGAAGAAATACGGAAAAATTGGTGATATGTCTACTTGGTCTTCAAATAGATTTTTAAGACACATCAATGCAGAGCCTCTTGCGGGCTTTCAATTAAAGTATATTTATTTTTTAAACGATGCTGCAAAAGAAAGATTATCTGTGCCTATTATACCATTTAGCAAAATAGATGAGATGGGCGCAGGTATGTACAAGGGGCAAAAAATAACCCTCCAAGACAGGAGGGCTACTTTGAGCGAGGAGGTCGATTCGAACGCCACCTCTTAATTGGAATACTAAGTGTGCAACCGTAACACTTCCCTCGCAAACCGAAGATACAACAAACAAACAAATGGACAAAACTGAACAACATAAAAAGGCAATGCTTGATGCTTTGGAAAAATCCTTAGGCGTAGTTACATCAGCAGCTAAGGCGGTGGGCGTAGGTCGTACGACTCACTACCTATGGCTGCAAGAGGACAAAGAATACAAAGCAGCAGTCGAAGAACTATCAGACGTAGCCATTGACTTCGCAGAGAGCCAACTGCACAAGCAGATAAAGGAGGGCAACTCCACCGCTACTATCTTTTTTCTAAAGACCAAAGGCAAGAAGCGTGGATACGTGGAACGCCAAGAGGTAGACGTATCTTCGGGCAAGCTATTTCAAATTGAGGTGCTTGGCGAAGATTCAGACCAATAAAGTATATAACCACCTAAAGCGCAGCGACAAGAAGATAGTCGTTGAGCAGGGCGGTACTCGTAGCGGAAAGACTTACAACATCCTGCTATGGGTGATTTTCTATTATAGCACACGAGAAACTAATAAGACCATCACCATCTGCCGCAAGACGTTCCCTTCGCTTCGTGCTTCGGTGATGCGTGACTTCTTTGAGATACTGCGCAACCACGACCTGTACAGTGAAAGCTTCCACAACAGGTCAAGCCACGAGTATTATCTGAATGGCAACCTTGTGGAGTTTATCAGCCTTGACCAACCGCAAAAGATACGGGGGCGCAAGAGGGACTTGCTATACATCAACGAGGCTAACGAACTAACCTACGAGGATTGGCAGCAGCTTATCCTGCGTACCGAAGGCAGGGCAATCCTTGACTACAACCCTTCTGATGCGTTCCATTGGATTTACGATAAGGTGGTGACCCGTGATGACTGCGAGTTTCATCAGACCACCTACCTTGATAACCCGTTCCTTGATAGCAGCATCCGAAATGAAATAGAACGCTTGCGTGATACCGATAGCGACTATTGGAGAATCTACGGACTTGGAGAACGTGGGATGAGCAGAGCCACCATCTTCCAATACGGGCAAGGAGAGATACCAACGGATGCCACGCTCTTATGTCACGGGATGGACTTCGGGTACACCAACGACCCAACGGCACTTGTGGCAGTTTACAAGTCGGGAGACAATCTGTATGTGGATGAGCTTATCTACCGAACGGGTATGACCAACCCCGACATCAGCAACGTATTGAACTCTCTTGGTCTTGATAGAAGGACTGAGGTGTTTGCTGACTCTGCAGAGCCTAAAAGTATTGAGGAGCTGCATCGTATGGGATGGAACGTGAAACCCACGCAGAAGGGCGCAGATAGCGTCATAGTGGGCATTGACGTGCTGAAGCGGCACAAGCTATTCGTAACCCCACGAAGCAGCAACCTAATCAAGGAACTTCAAAACTACAAATGGGTAGAAGACAAGAACGGCAACCTGCTCAACAAACCCATAGACGCATTCAACCACGCCATAGATGCGCTGCGCTATGCAACGTATAACAAACTCAGCCGCCCTAACTTTGGCAGGTATGCCATACGCTAAAACTAAAAGGTTATTTTAATAATGGAACTAAAGGTAATTGTACCCACCGACCTGTCGGAGATAACGCTTGACCAATACCAACGCTTCGTGCGCTTGGATGGCGATGAGGAGTTCCTCAGTCACAAGATGCTTGAGATATTCTGCGGAGTGCCTCTTGCCAAGTTGCCCAATGTAAAGTTCAAAAGCCTCGCAGGGGTAGTCAACCGACTCAATGGTATGTTTGGCACCAAGCCATCCCTCAAGCAAGAGTTCAATCTTGGTGGGCAGACCTTCGGATTCATTCCAAGCATTGAGGACATTAGCTTTGGCGAGTACGTTGACCTTGACAATTATATGGCAGACACGCTGAACCTGCACAATACGATGGCGGTTTTGTACCGACCCATCACTCAGCGAGCAGGCAAGCGATACGACATTGAGCCATACGAATCGGCAGAGAAGTATAGCGACTTAATGAAGCAGGCTCCGATGGATGTTGTATTAGGCGCAACGCTTTTTTTTTATCGTTTAGGAAACGACTTGTTGACCGCTACAATGAACTCTTTGGAGAAGCAGAAAATGAGTACTCCACAGAATCACAATTCGGAAGGAAGTGGGGATGGTACTCCTCTTTCTACCACCTTGCTAAAGGAGATGTCACAAAGTTTGAGGATGTGGGAAGATTGGGCGTTCACCAATGCCTCACCCTTCTCACGTTTGACAAAGAGCGAAATGACATTGAACGAAAGCAATTAGAAAAACTAAAGAAATGAGGCAGTTTTACGACATCACCACCAAGCTAAAAGACACCCTTGAAGCCAATAGCCAAGTCAGCGTGGTAACGACAGGGGATATTTTTGACATAGACCTAAACAAGCAGACCATCTTTCCGCTATCGCATATCATCATCAACCAAGCAACATTCGAAGGACAGATAGTACGGATGAATGTAAGCATCGTGTGTATGGACTTGGTAGATGAAACCAAAGAGAATCCTCGCTTACAGGCGGAGCCGTTCTATGGGGTGAGCAACGAGCAGAATATCTTGAACACGCAGCTCGCAGTAATTAACGATGTGGTGACAGAACTCCGCAGGGGTACTCTGTACACCGACCTTTATCAGTTGGATGGCACCGCACAATGCGTTCCCTTTAGCGAGAGGTTTGAGAACCTGCTTGCAGGGTGGACTGCTACCTTTGATGTGCTGCTTGCAAACACCGAGATAAGTACCTGCTAAAATGGCACGAGAGGATTTGCTTGCTTCGGTGCTTGTTAAGTTTGGCAAATATGTCATTCAACAGGCGAGGACTAATCTCTCTCGCAAGAAGCAAAACGTATCGGGCAATCTATACAAGTCTCTAAAATATAATATCTACTATTCAAATAATAAGTTCTCCCTGACGTTCTCAATGGATGAGTATGGTGAGTACCAAGACAAGGGAGTAAGGGGCGCAAAGAGCACCTATTCAAGCGCAGGGAGGTCTCCCTACAAGTACACCAACAAGATGCCACCCGTAAGTGCGTTTAGTCAATGGGCTATCAAGAAGGGATTGGATGGCGTACGAAATAAGAAGGGGCAGTTTGTAAAACGCAAGAGCCTTCAGTTTGCATTAGCACGGAGCATCTACGAGAAAGGAATCCCTGCAACTAAATTCTTCAGCACCCCTTTTAATATAGCGTTCAAAAATCTACCTACTGAATTAGTAGAGGCGTTCAAACTAACAGAACAAGACTTCAAAGCATTTACCACAAAATGAGTACACCTACTGCATCCACCCCAAGCAGCCTTTCAATGGGGCGCAGCCCTTTATTTGTCACGGGCAAGAACAACGCCCTTGCTGCTGACCAACTTGATTCAATGACGCTTCAGCTAAAGATTTACAATGGCCTAAAGGCATCGCCCCCTGCTACTGCAAACTATTCTTTAAGTAAGAATTATTCTATCAACGAGGTCATCAACTTTGAGGTGAGCGACCTTGTACGCTCGGAGTTCTACCACGACTTCAGCGTATGGAACGACATAGGCTACACGCAGAGTCCGCAGGGTGAGGCGTTGTGGGTTTCACCTATTGGCGATTGGGTCTATTCAAATAACGGAGCCGCACCTGAATCAGCGGTATGGGCAACAGGCAGCTCTTTGGCGTTTCTTGCTACCGATGGATGGGCAACGCGTGATAACATAGCCCCCGTTGCGGTATCACAACCTGTGCTTGCCACAAGCCGCAATAGGCAGGTGCTTGTAGGTAACTACGAATCCCTTGCGATTAACAATAGCAGCACAAATGCCCTTGCTAAAATTGTCATTACTTGGCAGAGTGGTGATTCTGATGATTTCTATGTGAGTGCCGTAAGCGCAGCACCACCCGACAGAACAACAAACAATAGCCAAAACCTTGTAATCTACGCGGGAGTCGGCCCTGCAAACCTTGAGAACAATCCTTATTTACCTACGGAGATAAAGCCAAGCGAGCAACCTAATGGTGGCATAGGGCAGTACTACGATGTGATTCTAAAGAACGCAGGCAATACCACACTTGCAACGGTGAGGTACTACGTTGAGTGTGAGGTAAAGTACACGCCTGTACAGGTAGCGTTCATCAACCGCTTTGGCGTTGCTGACTTTATCACGTTCTTTAAGCGCAGCGATGAGAGCGGAACTTTCACGCAGGACTCCTACCAAAAGAGCATCTACAACGATGGCTTCACCACCCCTTCATTAGAGGTAGGCAAGTACCAATCATACAACGTCAACTCTCGCAACACACTAACTCTAAACACAGGGTTCGTTGACCAAGACTACGATGAAACGATTGAGGACATTCTGATGAGCGAGTATGTCGCGGTTTATACTAATAGTAATTGGGTGAGTGTTGTTCCTCAGCGTGGAACTATGGAGTACCAAAAGCAAGTAAACACAAAACTTATCAATTACACAATGTTATTTGACTTCGGCTTTGATGAGCGCAGCTTGGTACGATGAACAAGGTAGATATTTACGTCAACGACTTCCGTCTTGACCTGTTTGATGATGAGGAGATAAGCATCAACCTGTCGGTGCAGAACGTGCAGGACATCTCAAAGGTGTTTACGGACTTTACGCAGGGGTTCACCATTCCTGCAAGCCCACGCAATAACGAGATACTTCAGCATTACTACAATGCTAACATCACAAGTTCAGTTATCACTACCGAGACCGCAGGTAATCCCGTTTGGAATGCCATCGGCATCACTTGGAATACTTTTAACACGGTTTGGAATGCAGGTGCAACAACCACGAGCGTAGCCAATACGTTTGATGGTAGGCTAAGGCAACCTGCAATGATTGAAATAAACTCTATCCCATTCCGCTCAGGCGTTATTGAGGTAGAGGGTGTGCAGCTAAAAGGCACAGAGCCATATGCGTACACCTTGACGTTCTATGGGGATTTGGTAACGCTGAGTGATTTGTTTGGCGAGGACTACCTGTACGACCTTGACTTTGCAGAGTTCAATCACGCTTACACCGATACTGAGGTATTTAACAAGTTAACAACTGATGATGACACGGGCTTGTTTTATCCGTTATGCAGCCCTGTAAAGAATTGGTTTTATCAGAGCGCAAGTGGCGCAGGTGCTGACAATGAGAACAACATTGCTCACAAAACAGGAGGCGTGGGATTGCGTGGCATCCGCTACTATGAGTTAAAGCCCGCGCTAAAGGTTACGGCTATTCTTGATGCGATGGAGCAGAAGTATGGCATCACGTTTACAGGAGCATTCTTGGCTGCTACTCCGTTTGTTGATTTGTCGCTTTGGCTGCATCGGTTTGAGGGGTATCTATTTGCAGGAGGTAACGACATTGCTTATCAGTTAATAAATATGAACCGAAACACAGGTAGCGGTTCGCAGTTTAATTTAACTACCGATACTTGGGCAGTTGTGGAAAGCAAGCAATATGACTTACAGATTACAATGCAAAATGTAAGCGAGGACTATGAGCTTGCGGTTTTCCGTAATGGAGTCCTTGACTTTACGACATTGGTTGATGCTCACGCTGCTTCTTCTGTAACTACAAATATGGCTGCTTTGTCGTTTACCGCAGGAGATGCGGTGCAGTTGTTTATACGTTCGCAGACTCGTGAATCAATGACTTACCAATGCACGGACTATTCGGGTATTGATAGCGATACGGCTGCAAGTGATTTTTCAGTAGACCAAACTGCATCTGCAGCCTACTCTTTTATATTAGTAGTGCAAGATATAATGCCCGAAATAAAGGTCAAGGACTTCTTGGCAGGCATTATTAGGATGTACAATATGGTGATTGTGCCAAGCGGCACAAGTTTCTTGCTTCAGCCTTTGGATGATTGGTATGCAGCAGGAGCAACAAACGATTTGCAAGACTACATTGACATCACCGAGTATGATGTAAACCGCCCTGCGCTATACCGAGAGATTGAGTATAAGTACCAAGAGACAGAGCAGATACTCGGCTTTCAATATCAACGCTTATATGGTCAAGGCTTTGGTGACCTGCGAACCTTCTTTACATTTGATGGTGAGCAGTTTCTTGTTGAGGTGCCGTTTGAATGTCCGCTATTTGAGAGGCTGACAGACCTGCATACAAACACACTTACCAACGTACTCGTTTACAAAAGCATCACAAGCGAAGCAAACGAAGATGGCACATTCAACCCTTATTTGGGAGCGCCTGTCTTATTCTATGGCTACTTTGATGACTATGACTTGTCCGCAAATTCTTTGACATTTGTAAACTCAGATGGCACTCACGAACAAGTGAACATTGCGTGGTACGCAAATACTTCCAACCGCTATCAAAGTGCAGGGGCATCGCATTCTATTTGCTTTGGAGTTGACAATGACCCCTATCATTTGGAGACCATAAACCGCAGCCTCTACAATACGGAGTGGGTTGACTACATCACCGACCTATACAACCGAACCCGTAGGATTTACTCGGTTGAAGCAGTCTTGCCATTGGGTAAGATGGCAACGCTTGAGATGAACGACACGATTATTTGGAACAACAACAAGTACGTCATCAACAACGTGCAGTTGAACCTAACCACAGGCCGAGCAACATTTGAACTCCTCAACGTAGTATGAAGACAGGATATTTAAGTTATTTAATAGAACTCTTGCAATTAGAGGAATGGCGCAAGGAGTCAGAGGCGATTGATATTGCCAAAGGCAAGTACGCAATTCCCAAGACTTGGGATGAGTTCTTAAAACGCAGATAATGGCAGTAGTAGAAACAATTAAGATTGAGGCTGACGGAAGTGGGTTTGAGCAAACAGTTAACGACCTTAACGAAGGCGTCAAAGACCTAAACAAAAGCGTTAAAGCCGTAGGCACTACTGCGGAGAAATCATTTGATAAGGCCGAGAAAGCCGTTCAAGGCGTAGAGAAGGAAGTTAAAGAGACGGGCAAGAGTGTTAAAGATTTAATTAAAAACATCACCGCTCTTGGTCTTATAACCAAACTCACCGACGCGGCAAGTGAGGCATTCACGGGCAATCAAAAAGTAGTTGATAAACTAAACACGGGATTGTTCTCCGCGCAAATCCTAATCAGCAATCTGATTGATTACTTTAGTGGCGGTGGTGGAAGTTTAGCGGATGCGTTTAAGGGTGTTACCGACCAAGCGGCTGAATTAGTAGACCTGCAAAACAAATCTAAGCTTGCGGAAGTTGAACGAATCAAAATTCAATTTCAATATCAAATTCTTGCGGAGGAGCAACGGCAGTTGCGTGATGATGAATTATCAAGTATTGATGAACGCATCAGCGCTAATGATGAACTTAATGCAGTTCTTGTAGAACAATTAGCCGCAGAAAATGAAATGGTTCAGGCAAAAATTGCCGCAGCACAGGCTGAAGTCAATCGCTTGGATAACATTGAAAACCAAGTTGCTCTTGCTCAAGCATTAACGGAGGAGACTGATATACAAGAGCGTATTCTTAGTCAGACATCAGAATACTTGACAAACCAACGTGGTCTTGAGCGTGAGCGTTTAGAATTGCAAAAACAAATCAACGAGCGTAAAGCCATTGAAGCTGAAACGGGTGTTAAGCAGTTTGAGGATGAGCGGGCGCAAGATATGGTCATTTATGGCTTCAAAGTAAGAACTGAAAAAGAGCTTGCTGAAATAGAGTATGAGAGATACTACAATGGCTATCAGGTACGCAAAGATTTTCTGATTCAGCAAATTCAAGACGCACAAGATGCAGGTCTAACCGAGAACGCCCAATACCAAACTCTACTTGATGAGAAGTATCAATTAGATGTTGAGTATTTTGAAAGGACACGAGACTTAGACAATCAACGCAGAGAGTTTAATTTACAGTCAGTAAGTGATGCAGTAAAAACAACGGGTCAAGCCATTGATGCAATATCTGCTTTCTATGAGGCAAGGTATGCTAACGATGAGAAGAACGCAGAGAAAGCGTTTAACATACAAAAGAAACTATCTATCGCTCAAGCCGTAGTACAGGGGGTAGAGAGTGTGGTGAATGCTTATGCAACGGCTCAAAAATCACCGCTCACAAGCGTGTTCCCTGCTTACCCAATAGTGGCGGCAGGCGCAGCCGCTGCATTCTCAGCAAGCCAAGTGGCACTAATAGGCAATCAGCAGTTCCAATCTGCATCGGCAGGCGGTTCTTCAAGCTACGATTCAGGCGCAGCAGTACCATCACAACCTGCTAATTTTAACATCGTATCAAAAAGCGGTAACAACATCTTAATGGAAAGCATCGCCTCACAATTCCAAAAGCCTATGAAGGCATACGTTGTAAGTGGCGAGGTTATTTCAGGAACGCAACTTGACCGCAGGCGCATCCGCACCGCAACATTTGGATAATATGAAACTGATAGAACTAATACTTGATGAAACAATGCTGCTCACGGGCATTGATGCAATCTCCCTTGTAGAACACCCTGCTATTGAGGAGGACTTCATTGCGCTCAACTCACAAAGGGTGGAGTTCGCTACGCAGAGCGATGAGAAGCGCATCCTTATGGGAGCAGCACTCGTACCAAACAAACCCATCTACCGAGCAGAAGGGCAAGAGGAGTTCTATGTGTACTTCAGCGAAGCCACCATCCGCAAAGCGAGTGAGATGTTCTTCCAAAAGAGCAAGCAGAACAACGCTACGCTTGAACACGAAGTAGGCATCAACGGCCTCACGGTTGTGGAGTCTTGGATTATTGAAGATGAGGTACACGACAAGAGCAAGAAGTACGGCTTTGATTTGCCCGTAGGTACTTGGATGGTATCTATGAAAGTTAACAACCCCGAGATTTGGACAAACTTTGTCAAGACAGGAAAGGTCAAAGGCTTCTCTATTGAGGGATACTTTGTGGACAAGCTAAACCTTGCCAAGCAAGAGATGGCGCAGATAGAGGAGCAAGAAGCAGCGTTGATGCTTGCACAGATTGTGGCTATCATAAAAAGAGATGGCCGCAAGAAGTCGGGAACACGCACCGAGATGGAGTCGTTCTCTGACTACCCCGATGCGGTAAAGAACAACGCCAAGCGTGGCATTGAACTAAACGAGAAGAACGGCAACAAGTGTGCAACGCCTGTCGGCAAGGTAAGGGCGCAGCAGCTCGCACAGGGCAAGCCTGTAAGCGTAGAGACCATCACACGGATGTACTCATACCTATCAAGAGCCGAAGAATACTACGATGAGAATGACACGCAAGCCTGCGGCACAATATCATTCCTTCTATGGGGTGGTCTTGCAGGTAAGCGTTGGGCAGAATCTAAACTAAAAGAACTTAACAATGAATAGACCACAAAAACTCCCTGTTGCTTCCCCACGAGGTGGAAGGCGTGGGTGCTTATGCCCCGACAATACCTACAAGTCCAACTGCTGCGATGGCTCCCTGCAAGCGCAGGGTGTTGGCTCACTTGTCGGACAAGGAACCGTAGTTATTAATCCCTAAAAATGTTACAAATAATCAAAACCCCTTTAATTAGTTAGATATGAAAGCAAACAATATCCTAAACCGCATCCTTGCCGAACTGTCCTCCATCCGTGAGGTTAAGTTTGAGCAAATGACACTTGAGAACGGAGCCGTTCTTGAGGCAGAATCATTTGAAGCAGGCAACGAAGTATTTGTCCTTAGTGGCGAAGACCGCGTTGCTGCTCCTGTTGGCGAACACCTCCTCGAAGATGGTCGTGTACTCGTCATCACCGAAGAAGGCGTTATCGCTGAAATCAAAGAAGCCACCGCTGAAGCAGAGGTAGAAGTTGAGGTTGAGGCCGAAGCAGCTACTGAACTTGCTGATATGCCAATGGCAGAAGAAGCCCCTGCGGTTGTTGCAATCATTGAGAAAGTTCTCGAGGAGATTGCAATGATGCGCGAAGAAATGAAAGGGATGCGTGATGAGATGGGCGGTTACGCCAAGAAGGAGGAGATGGCTGCGGTTAAAGCAGAACTATCTGCCGCACCTGCTGCGAAAGCCATCAAACATAATCCCGAAACAAAGCAAGTCCAAAAGATGAGTTCTAACCGCCCCGAAAGAGCGATTGACCGAGTCCTTGCACGAATCAACAACTAACAAATAAACAATGGCTACAACTACTTCAATCACTACTTCGTACGCAGGTCAATTTGCCTCGAAGTACATCTCTGCTGCTCTTTTGAGCGCAAACACGCTTGACAAAGGTCTCATTGAGATTCTTCCAAACGTAAACTACAAAACCACCTTGCAGAAGGTGAACACCAACGACATCGTAAAAGATGGTACTTGTGATTTCGATGCAACTTCTACCTTGACTTTGACCGACCGCGTTCTTGCCGTTGAGCCTTTTCAGGTAAACTTGCAGCTTTGCAAGAAGGACTACTACTCATCTTGGATTGGTGGTCAGATGGGATTCTCTGCTTACGATAGCATCCCTGCTTCTTTCGCTGACTTCCTTATCGCTCACGTTGCTGCAAAGACTTCACAGAAGATTGAGCAGAACATTTGGAACGGTAACGCTGCTTCAGCAGGTGAGTTCTCGGGCTTCCTTTCATTGATGACTGCTGACTCAGACGTTATTGACGTAACCGCTACCACCGTGACTGCTGCTAACGTAATCACAGAGCTTGGTAAAGTTGTAGATGCCATTCCTTCAGCACTTTACGGTAAGGAGGATTTGACTATTTTCGTGCCACAAAACGTAGCGAAGGCTTATGTCCGCGCACTTGGTGGATTCGGAACTTCAGGTCTTGGAGCAAATGGTGTTGACAATAAAGGCACAATGTGGTACGGACAGGGCGATATGTTCTTTGACGGCATCCGCATCGGAATGTGTAACGGTCTTCCTTCTAACAAGATGGTCGCAGGTCAAACAAGCAACTTGTTCTTCGGAACAGGGCTTCTTGATGAGCGCAACGAAGTTCGTGTTCTTGATATGGCTGACCTTGACGGTTCAGACAACATCCGCGTAATCCTTCGCTTCTTCGCAGGAGTTCAGTACGGTATCGGTTCAGACGTAGTTCTTTACTCGTAATCCGAGCTAATGTAAATCAAGAGGGGGCTTGGGCTATGTCCTCGCCCTCTTTTTTAATTCTAATAAAACAAAGAAACAATGGCTTGTGATTTAACTAAAGGCAGGGCAGTACCCTGTAAAGACGTAGTAGGTGGCATTCGTGCCGTGTACTTTGTAGACTTCGGTGACTTGGGTACGATTACCCTCACCAACGATGAGATTACCAACATCAGTGGTACTTTCTCTGCTTACCAATACCTTGTGAAAGGCAATAGCTCTTTCGAGCAGACCTTCAACTCAAGCCGTGATAATGGCACAACCTTCTTCACGCAGACGTTGAATTTGACGTTGACCAAACTCACAAAGGAGGACAACAAAGAATTGAAGCTGCTTGCTTATGGCCGCCCTTATGTTGTGGTGCAAGACTACAACGGCAACGCATTCCTTATGGGTATGAACAACGGTGCTGAAGTAACGGGTGGAACGATTGTAACGGGTGCTGCAATGGGTGACCTATCGGGTTACACTTTGACAATGGAGGGGCAGGAGACAATGCCTGCTAACTTCATCGCAGGTGCTACTACTGCCAATCCATTCGCAGGGCTTGCAGGTGCTAACGACACGATTGTCGTAGGTTCAAACTCGTAAATGAATTAGGGGGGCGCAAGCCCCCTTATATTTACAAATAAAATGAGTAAACAAATTTTTTCCAAAATCGCCAAAATTGGCGAGGAGATACGTTCAATCAACAAAATAGAATTTGCATCGCAAGACCTTCGCCCTAATGCGGAGAAAATCAGTACTGCAATTCTTGATATGGGATTCTTTAATGAATTGCAACGAGTAGAATCAGCAATGTCAACTTCAATCAAGAAGTCAATGTCATTGCGTGACTTAGTAGCAAAGAACTTAAATGAGTTTGAGGCTTCCGTCAAAGAATTGGGAATCAACCCAAGTGAATCAGAAAACTACAAGTTTGCAACTCGTGAACTTCGTTTGCTTGATAGCAATATCGCTGATGCTCGAAAGCGTCTTGCTGCGCTTGAAAGTGCTATGGGTTCATAAAAGTTTGGTATATTATTTTTAGCAATTCTAAAGATTGCTAAAGTGATAAAATAGTTAAGGGGGCGTAAGCCCCTTTTCTATTTTCAAACAAATCGGAATTAAAAGGTTATTTAATTAAGATGCACATCCTTCAAGTATCAGCCTCACCACAAGCGATTGTAATCATACCACGCACGTTCCCTGCGAGCGTTACGATTGCGCTGATTGATGAATCAACAAACACCACCGCAACACCTGCGGTTACTGCTGCCTCTGCTGATGGTTTTATGACCCTTACAGGCACGTTTAGCCTTGTCAATAATAGATTCTATGGCTTGAAGGTATTCGCATCGGGAAATCTAATATACAGAGACAGGGTATTCGTAACTTCGCAAACAGATTACGAGAAATTTACGGTGAACCAAAACGTCTACACCGAAGAAACAAGCTATGACAATGAGTACATCATCATCTAAAGTCCACGTTGTGAACTTCAGTTCCTACACCACACCTGTTGTTAAAGAGGTGCAAGGCAAGGACTACGTTGAATACGGAGATAACAACGACTACTTCGGGTATCTAATTGACAGGTACAACGGGTCACCTACGAACAACGCTATCCTCAACTCTTTGATGGATATGACCTTTGGTAAGGGCTTGGATGCAACGGACTCTGCCAAGAAGCCGAGCGAGTACGCAGCGATGCGTGGCCTGTTCCCGAAGGCGTGCTTGCAGAAGGTTGTGGCCGATTATGTGATGATGGGGCAATGCTCCTTTCAGGTCGTGTACTCGCAAGACCACAATACCATCGTAGAGGTGCAGCACATCCCCGTAGAGACTCTCCGAGCCGCAAGGTGCAACGAAGAGGGTGAGATTGAAGCGTACTACTACGCAAAGGATTGGACAGACGTAAAAGGCAGAAAAGAAACTGCGGTACGCATCCCTGCGTTTGGCACAAGCAAAGAGGGATTAGAGATTCTGTACATCAAGCCATACCGAGCAGGATTCTACTACTACTCCCCCGTTGACTATCAAGGTGGCCTGCCCTATGCAGAACTTGAGGAGGAGATTGCCAACTACCACATCAACAACATTCAGAACGGCCTATCGCCTTCGATGCTGATTAACTTCAACAACGGAGTACCGAGTGAGGAGGAGCGCAGGAGCATCGAGCAGCAGATTGCAACAAAGTTCAGCGGCAGTTCAAACTCGGGTAAGTTTATCCTTGCGTTCAATGACAACAAAGACCTTGCGGCAACTGTTGACCCTGTGCAGTTATCGGATGCCGCAGAGCAGTACCAATTCTTGAGTGCTGAAGCAACGCAGAAGATAATGGTGTCGCATCGTATTGTCAGCCCTATGCTATTGGGCATCAAGGACAATTCGGGATTAGGCAACAACGCTGATGAGCTGAAGACCGCATCTACGCTTTTGGATAACCTTGTCATCCGACCGAAGCAGGAGATTATCATTGACGGCATAGATATGATTCTTGCGTACAATGACATCAGCCTAAACTTGTACTTCAAGACCCTTCAACCTTTAGAGTTTACCGAAGACGTAGTTACGCCTATGGATATGGAGACTCGTGAGGAGGAGACGGGCGTTAAGTTATCAAGCCAAGAACCGAGCGATGAGATATTTGAGGAGGCGTTTGCTGCTTTAGAAGAAGTAGGCGAGGTCGTGAATATGGATGAGTGGGAGCTTGTAGATGAAAGACCCGTTGACTACGATGCGGAGCAGGCATTGAGCAAGTACGCATTCGCATCAACAGGCAGCGCATTCCCTAACGCCAAGAGCAGCCAAGACGGAGTAACTGAAGAAGGCAAGAGGTACAAGGTTCGTTATGCTTACGCTCCCGAAACTACAAAGACCAATAGCCGTGAGTTCTGCAAGAAGATGGTAGCATCGGGCAAGGTGTACCGCAAGGAGGATGTGCTTCGTATGAGCAGCCAAGCGGTAAACGCAGGTTTTGGTGTAGAGGGAGCAGCAACCTATTCAATATGGTTATACAAGGGCGGGGCAAGATGTCATCACTTTTGGATGCGCAAGACGTACTTGGCAAAAGGCGAAGGCGTAACTCCCGATGTAGGCAACCCTAACGCAGAGGTGAGTGTAAACAAGGCAAAGAAGGAGGGCGTGGTACTTGAGACCAATCCTACAAACGTAGCGAAGCGACCTGTTGATATGCCCAATCAAGGATTTGTAAACCCACGATAAGATATGGCAACGGCATTATGGATTAAACGAGAGGACTTGGTTCGCAACACCGCAATAGGCGGTAACGTGGACACGGACAAGTTTATTCAGTTCATTAAGATAGCACAGGAGATTCACATCCAAAACTACACAGGCACGAAGTTGTATGATAAAATCAGCAACGACATCATCGCAGGAACTCTTGCCAACCCTTACTTGGCGTTGGTGAACGACTACCTTCAGCCGATGCTTATCCATTGGGCTATGGTGGAGTACTTGCCTTTTGCAGCCTATACCATCGGCAATGGTGGGGTGTTCAAGCACAACTCAGAGAATAGCACTACCGCAGAAAAGATAGAGGTGGACTATTTGGTAGGCAAGGCTCGTGACTTGGCGCAGTACTACACCGACAGGTTCATCACATATATGAGCTACAACCAAGCCTCATTCCCACAATACAATTCAAACAACAATGCAGACGTTTACCCTGATACGGATGCGAACTTTGCATCTTGGGTGTTATGAGTGGTAAGAAACAGACGTACACGCCTAAGCGTAGCAACATCGTGAAGTTAAAGAGTTATTTAGACAATGGGCATACAAGGCGATTGGGGACAGGGAGCAGCAAACAATGACATCTATTGGGGTCAAGCTGCTGCAACGAATAGTATCTCTTGGGGTATGGTTCAGCCATTGTCTTATGGCCATCCGACTACAAACCTTTATGGTGCTAACGAGCAGGAGGTTTGGCAGTCAATAGTAGAAATTTGGAACACTTGGTCAACAACTTGGGAAGCATAAAATTATGGGAACAAC